CCAGTCAGAGGAGAGTTTGCTTCCTCAAGACAGTTTTCTGTTTTAACCCCTAATTTAATGATTAGTCAATTGTATACCTCTTTTGAAAAGTGAGGATCCAGAAACTTTAATGTGGACTTGTTTACCGTAGCTTTTTCCTACGTTGGTTACCTCTTTTGAAGTGTGAGGATCCAGAAACACTAAAGCCCTGTTAAGTACAGGGTCAAACTATAGAAACACTAATAGATTGCAAATATAAACTAAGATATTAAGTGAGTAAAATGGTAGAATCCGTGATTTGCGGTTAACTTAATCGGCACCAGGTAGTTCGAAAAGCAAACTGCACTGGTACACACAAATTCAACACAAGATTGTCCATAAACCCTATAATAAACTCAGATTATATATTTATTAAATAAAGATTAAGTTAGTAAAAACTAACTACCCCATAGTCAGGCCAATTGATACGCCGAAGCACAACTGCAACCCAAGGTCCTGAATTTAAATGATTACTTACACATTCAATATTACAATAAAACAATATTGGGGGCGGTCCCCTGGTAATTATTCAAATTTGAACTAAAATGGAGTTAAAAATTATAGATAAATATAATGTAGTAAATTAATAAAACCGTCTTCTACCACGTCCACGTTGCCTACCTCTCATGGGTAATGCATTATTTGGATTCCTATGTGGTCCCACTGGTTGTGGTTTTCTTAATACTTGTTTAGGACGGTAAACCTTCTTGGGTTTTTGCTTTCTTTGGTTACGCATTATTGGTTTCTTGTTATTCACATAATTACGATATGATTGTCGTAAATAAACAGCATTATCTAAGGCTTTGCTTAGTAATGATGTGGCAGTAACAATACCACCTGTAAAAGCTGCAAAAGAATGACCAGCAACAACTACTGGATACTTCACTGTAGGACGAGACATAATTTGTGAAATTCTATCAAAATTTAAATCAATTGGTGATTGATTACTATAAATTGGTGTTGGGAGCGATAATTGCCCTTCCAACCAAAATCTCGCTTGCATATAAACCATGGCACTATCTGTGTAAGCTGCTATCTCACTATATTCTGCATATATAAATGGAATGGGTATTTGTGAGTAGTCATGCGATTGTAAATTTTGTTCAGCCAATGATAATAATGTTACTTGATTTGCAGTTACGAAAGGATTGTATCTGACTGTACAACCTTCATAACCTGCAAATTGCTTTAAATCATCGGCTTGCTTAAACACTGTTCTAAAATCATTACCATCTACAATAGATCTATATATCGTATTTGGTGTGATTGTGCCTCCAAAGAATTTTGTTACATGTTGTACAGAAGTATCTGTTACAACTTCTACCATAGGCCACATTCTTAGACCTATAGAAAACAATCTATATCCATCAACCAAACAATTATCTACATCAACAGAAGTATCTGATCCTGTTATGGTTTCATAATTTAATGGTAGGTATGATTGCAATTTATTTGTGCCATCAACCCCAATATGTCCTGTATTTAGGATGGGAAATGTGACAACTTGATAAGTTACATTAGGCAATGACGCATACTCTTGTTTTAATTGAGAATATGATGGTAAAAGTATAGCTACAAAGCCTGTATACTGCAATGCAGTCGCTCCACCTACGAGTGGATCAGCATCAACCCAATCGGTTAAACAAATTGAGTTGCCTGCATAACGATCAGGAACCAAGGCACCTTGTGAGGCACCAAAAGGGTTTGTGACTGCATTGAGAAAGTTATTTGTATTTTGTGTTAAGTTCATTTAGTATGTGGAAATATTATTTAATGACTTTATTCCTTTAGTCAGTAGTGGGGAGCATGTAATGTAACACACATGCCTACTTTCCAGTTTATAGTGATGGAGCACTAAAAGCAATTTAGCAACGACGTATGACAAATATGTCATATGTCGAACATCTATAAATACATTGCCACGCAATAAACATGCCTGTTTCTGTACATATAGATGTATGATTATACCAATCTTCCAAACACCCATGTTGAAATTTAGTAACAGATGGTGTTTTGTGATCTTTTGTGTCTTTTATAGTAAACGAACACATATTGGTTTCTTTGTCACCAACCCAAGTGACTTCATTATTTAAATTTCCAGCTCTTGAAACAAATCTAGCATGTATACTATATAATGCTTTGACATTTGGATTTGATAATAATGCTATAATATCCCGGTAAGGAATATAATATATAACATCTATCATCAATAGATTTGTGGGTTCTTTAATTACCTCATTTGTGGCAACTTGCCATGCTGTAAAATCCGAAACATTGGCAAACTTTGCCATATTTCTATCTTTAGCACACTTGCCGGGTTGGCTGCCACTAATTGTAATTTCAAATTTATTATTTGCAATCACTTGTCGGTTGCGATGCATTCTCGTTCCTATATCAAAAACTGGTAATGCATCATAATGAAATTTGTTAAATAATAATGTCATACACAATAACCGCTCCCCTCGTGCTATTGGATGTCCAAAATATTTTTTGGAATAATTTTTCCAATAAACATGTATACCATAAGGATATTTAATGTTTGTTTTTTGAGTGTCATTACGTATTTGTAAATGATCTCTTTCAACTTCCAACAATTTAATGTCATTGATAATCTTGTTTGAAAAATTATATCTACAATCAGCATTTATTTTATAATATATTAAACCAGTCATGCTTGACGGTAATCTGGATTCCATACCGCCAGACACCTTAGAAACAGAGCAAGTCTGTACTTCGGGCTGGATGGAAGGCATATTAACAGTCAAGTCTTGTAGCACTGGTTTAACATCTAAAATAAATATCTGTTTTTCTTCATCAAACAAGATGTCAGGAAGTTCCATATCATCTACTACATCAATATCATTTTGAATTTTGATTGAATGATCGCCATCAGACATATCTTCATCACTGATATTGGTGTAATACACATCTGATTCATAATCCCTACCAGACGCATTATAGAAGTGTATTATACGATATTCTTTTAACGTTAACGGACCCTCAATAGGAAGATCTGTATCATTATCCTCATTAAGGTTAGTTCCCTTAAATGTAGGATTTATGCCAACTTCATTTATATCATCAAATTGTATGATGACACCTGGATTAACATCCAACTCATATGTTATTGTATTATCATTAATATATATATTCGAATAACTATATGCGCCGGCATCATGAAATGTATCAGCGTCAGTTAGAACTTGTGGTATCTTTTCAAACGTTATATGCCCAGTATATCCCAATACATCATCAAGTTCCTCAGCAGGTATTTCATAGGGTTTTTGGTAAAAATTTTCTTTGCCATAAACATCAACATCTATTATTTTTTCGGTGGTTATATCATCAAATTTATCATTAATAACATAATTATTATATTCATCATCACTGATGTTGTAAACTGCTGCCATAAAATCATATAATCTAACTGATGGACCTATTGTCTCAGAAATATGTTTATGGAAAAAATGTTCATCTGTTTGTATTGCTTTTGACTTTGCATATTTAAAATACTTTGATGCATGCCATGATCTCATAAAGGGTATATGTGAATAGTCCTTAGCATAAGCATAAGCATTTGTTTTTATCCATCCCTCAATGTTATCTTGTTTGTTGGCGGATGTGTAAGCACGGGATATATTACGTCCTAACTTCTGTGTAAGAACATGTGTTTCTTCACCTTGATATATAGCAGGAACGAAATATGACGAACAAAAGGTTAATGTATGTTGCGTTTTACGTTGTAAGGCTATTGTTAAACCTAAACGTCGAATGTCCTTAACATATTTCTTTTCATCAATATAAAGTCCATCAGTGCAAATGCCAGTATCATCACCAAGCACAATGTAATCAACAGTACCATTGCGTACTAGTTGTTCAATGTTTGGGTATTGTAATGACATTGCATAAAGTTGGATTAACATATTAATGATAGTATTGCCTACACTAGTATTTTGATCACCTGATTTTCGTGTTCCGTAACAAAAATATTTTACCTTATGTACCATATCTCGATCTTTCTCGTCACGTATATGAACAGTACCAGATGTTTCCAATTGTATTTTTAACCAATTATGGAATTCTACATCATCAGGAAAAATCATGGAATATATATCAATTTCCAACATCATCAAATATTGATGAGTGCTAGCATCAAAACGTGCATAATCAGTATTGTAAAATATGGGATTATTTTTCTTTAATTGTTTATCCATCCATTTACCTACTGATACTTTATTTAAGCCCGTGCTAAAATACGTTATACCATTAATAGCAGTAGCAAATTCAGAAATAAATGACCAGTATTTTGCTAAAGTTTTACTAATAGCTTTTATACGTGGTCCACCTATTACATCATAACATTCATGTCTTCCACTAACCAAACGTGGGTCAATGGTGTCTTCGATGTAATCATCATCAGTGCGTCGTTGTTTACGATTATATGGTTCGGCCTTCATAAAGCCCTGCACTTCACAGGATTTTGAATTGATGATGCCAGATTTTTCATTTGCTTGCTGTCCTAACAATTTCTTTTTCTGTTTGCCATTAGGTAATGAAAGTAACCAATCTTGTCTAGAATACTTCATTACAGTTTCAAAATCGATAAACTTTGAAATATTTTTCCGTGCCCATTTAATAAATTTGGCAGCCTGAAAGGGATTATATTTACCCATATCTGCTAATTGCCTATTTTTTATTGCTTTAGCTGCATTACATACACACGGTTTTGGATAAACAATATGATGACTAGCACAAGGACTGTACTTATACCAATATTTATCGCCAGTTAAACAATAATCATTAGTAATTGTACATGTAGATCCTTCTTTTTGTGGTTTATAATCTCCACGTAAACATTGTTTCTTGAATCTTTGTTCAAGTGTCTTCTTGGTGACTCTAAACAAAGGCATTATTAACTTATACTGCCTTGATTTTAAATCGGCTCCAAGATTGCAGTCAATAATTAATCGATGAACATATGAAGCTGCTGCAATGATAGCTAGTGAATGTTTTGGATCAAAAACAACTTTTTCTAAATTTTCAACAACTGCTATCTGGGATTTTATTCTAGTTTCAACTTTCTCAGTTTCATAACTTGAGCGTGATTGGACCATAACCTTTGAAAACTGATTGATACTAATGTGATGTGTAATATGTGTGTCATAATCCCTAACAAGTAGTAACTTATTATTTTGGTGCATGTAAACTTTTAATCCAGATTCAATCAGTGGATATTCAACACCATAACCATCCTTCACTGAATAGTCATCATGATTGTTTAACAAATAATATTGTATTAATGTTGACATTAATGATAACCATGTGAATGGATTAATTATATAATAGTTACTTAATGTGGTACGTATCATTAAATCCTTAACCGTTAGTGTACCACATTCATAAATATCAAAATATGCATCCGTATACAATAAAGCACCTGGTGATATGCTTGTGTCATAAGAATAATGATAATCACCATCAACAGTATAAAAACCATCTGATTTGGCTTTATATATGACGGTTTCATCATAAGGATCTTTGACAGTAATTGCATTAGGTATGTATATCGCATTCCCCCACTGTTCCATTAATGAACGTAAATAAGTCTGGCTCTTGGGTAATTTTAAATCACAACCAAAAAAACCAACTTGTTTACTCAAAATGGATTCAACTAATAATTTTAATAGTATTGTAACAGTTGCGTATAACAACGTAATAGTTAAACAATACTTCAGGAAAGTATAATTAAAGATATACGGTAACAATCCTAAAATAAATGATTTTAAGAAGTACCGGGACGATTTTAATACTAAACTAAAGTAATGATAGCAAAAAACTAACAAATCTCTATAGTTAGCTTCCCAAGATGGATAAATAAACCCATCTTGATTATCTTCTGGTGTAAACGGATATTTAGAAGAATAATTGCCCATTTGATGTGCATATGCTCCGCCTGGAAATGATTTGCCGACTTGAAACTGGCATGCGGTTTGCATAATATTGTTACGTGTTGCAACAATAGCTTGCGGTGAAAATCTTGTACCCGATCGCAAGTACCCCATGAAAGGAAATGTACTTCCATCTGCGCGAACCTGGATGCAAAATGGTGCAAGCATTTTTATCAAACTATCCCAATAATAATGGCTTGAAAAATCAAACACATCACAATCGGGAGTGATAAATTGTGCGAATACGGTGCCAAGTTGAGTGTAATAACATTGGCCACGTCTCAACAGAAGATCATTAAATATGGTACCGGGATCTTCCAATTCAAACATCTTTCCATGATGCCTATCATCTACCTGATTTAACATATATCGGTGCTCCAATCTTAACATGGCAAGGGGGGCGCTTACAAACACCGCCATTACCATATAAGCTAGGAGACCAAACACCATACTTGTGACGAACAAGCAGGTGCAAACGCATGAAGAGCGAGAGGGTGTGTGTGTGAGAGAGTTTTTCATGATAGCTTGTAGGAATGTTATTTATCGACGTTATCC